CAAGAGACATGCCTGGGAGTGATGTCCAAGAAGTGCCATCGTAGAACTCCATTTTCTTAGTTGTTGTATTGTATATCATCGCTCCTTCATTAAAGGTAGCAGCATCTCTTGCAGTTGTCGTGTACTGCGGCATGTAGAATGCAGTTGCAACGGTTGCAATACCAGTGACATTCCAATTTCTTGCATTTGCTTCGTCATAAACAAGATCTCCAGTAACACTCAGATTACCAGTGACTGTTGCATTACCATCAACATAAAGAGCAGAATCAGTTCTAGCAGTGCTTCCTATACCAACATTTTTGGTTGTATGAATACCAACACTATCCGTTACAAATTGTCCACCACCTCCTCCGGCACTACCAAATCTGAATTTCTTATGTTTATCTTTTCCAGTTTGATTTGTATCGACAATGAGAGACATTCCCTCATATGCACCAATATTAGTTGCAATGCCCGCGATATCATCAAGATATTGTAATCTTGTTTCCCCACCGCCACCAATCGTAGCAATTTGTTGTTGGATTCTATTTAAGAATAATTTATAGTGACTCTGTAATTGATCAAGAGTTACAAAGTTTTGATCCAGGGGAGTAAGGGGATCATTAGAATTATTTGTTGATGGGTCTCCAGGTAAAGTTGGATTATCTTCTTTTAGTAGGACCTTTTCTAAATTAACTACTTTCTCCAGTAAAGAATTACTTCTTTCTTCAATGGAACTCATTTGTAGTTTTTCTAAAACTACTTTTAGTTCTTCCTGAACTTCCTCAATACTTTCATTTTGTTTTTTAATATGCTTTTCATTAACGACAAGATCCATTTGAAGATCTTTCATCTGCTCAGAGATATTGTCTCTGAACTTACCTACTTCAGTTTTAAGACTTGCATGATAATTTTCATTTGACTGAACTAAAACGCTTTGAATTTCTCTAAGATCTTCAGTTACAGCTTCCTCTAAGAAATCAAATCTCTTATGATATTTTTTAATTTCTTCAGAATAAGTTTCTAACTTTTCATTTTCACTAATTTCTCTTTTCTTAAAATCTTTATATAAATTATCATAAGTTTTTGAGATTGAAGTAATCTCTCCTTTATAATCTTCAACTACTGATCTAAGTTCTACAATTTTTTCCTCAGTTTTTTCATGGATTCCACTTGAAATAGATTCAATCTTTTCAGTTAGAGTTCCAACTTTAGAGAGAACTTGCTCTTCTAATTCTTTTACTTCTTTTTCTGATTTAATTTTGTTCTCAATCAGAAGAGTATTGTACTTAGGTATTTCATTCTCAGTAAATTCTTTTACTGTGGTATGAAGATTTTCAATTGTTTCTTGATAAGAATCAATCGCGGTTTTAACCTTCTCTTCAGTTCTTACTTCAGTTTCAGCAAAAAGTTTTTTATACTTTGGAAGTTCTTCCTCAACAAGATTAGATACTGTTGTTACTGTTTTGTTGACATCTTTTACGGTTTCTTTGAATTCTTCCTTGACAGAATTAAATGCACTCTCATTAAGAGTTTCAACATCTGCTAAAACAGTTGTGACCTCCTTATTTACATCTGCTCTAATAGTATCTAAATTTTCTTCTACCTGATCTTTAAAATTACTAAATCTATTATCTACCCTAACTTCTGATTCTGAAATTAAGTTTTTGTATTTGGGTACGTCTATGTTGAGGAAAGATCCAACAGAGTTAGAGAGGTCTACAAAATCTTCTTTAATTTTATCAACAGTTTCTCCGTTGATAGAGGATATTCTAGAATCAATTCTTGCTATTGATTCTTGCACAAAAAGAAGTTGTGCCATCATAGCACTATCTAAATCTTCTTTTTTAATTAAGTCTTTAAGATCCTCTCTTATCGATGTTATTTCTCCAGTTACACTTTCAACTTTTTCTAAGTTACTTCTAAAACTATCGAAGGTATTTGTAAAATCGGATAACGATTGAATGTGTTTTAAATTATCTTTAAACGAATCAAATGCTTCTGAAACCTGTTCGATTTTTTGTGGAGACGCAGCAGTATATTCCTCTTTAATCTCATCAAGAGGAGTTTTCTTCTTTTCTCCAAAAAAATCTGAAGGCTTCTTTAGTGCCACGTTTAATATATCTCCTGTATTTTATTATTTATTGTCCTCTTTTAATCCATTCTTGAGCATTTTTGCTAGATCTGCTGTAGAACCGACAAAAAGTGCATTATTGACAGTTGATGGTCCTTTGGATTGTTTTTCTTCCTCAACGTCTTTTAGTTTCTTTTGCAAGTCCATTAACTTATCAGTTGCATCAGCGACATTTTTGATTAATTGACCTGCAACTTCATATGCTCTAGGCATTTCACTCTCTTGGGCAAGTTCAAGAATACCATTGATTGCTTCTTGACCTTTTTCAATTATACTGTAAAGATTACCTCTAGTATATTCATAATCTTTTTTAACGTCATCAGTGTTTGACTTTATCGTATCTTTTATATCTTTTATATCTTTTTTTACAATTTCCGTCTTGACAATTTCACTTTCAACGTTAAAAGTTTTATCTAATTTAGTAAATTTATCCTCCATAATCAGATAAATCCACCATCAAATCCAAAGTTATCTCCTTCTTCGATCAGAGCACTGTCTACGCCGATTGTACCAACACTTGGCAGAGTTGTTTCTGTATAGTCAATTCCTTTGACTTCTGCACCACCAACATGCTTTTCTGCCTTTGTATTATCCCTTCCTCTATCAACTGTAAGCTTATTACCAGTCTTGGAACGAACAAAGAGTTCCTCATCACCAATGAAAATGTACTTATCTGCTTTGATTCCCGAAGCGTCTGCAACTTCGATTGTCTTTGCTGTTGCGGTGATATCTGCTGCCAGTGTAGTGACAACATTGTCCGTGTAAGACTTGAGTGCTCTTGCGGTAGCGGAGTAAGTAACCTCTCTTCTTGTATTGGTAGTGTCTGTTCCAGTGAGGTAACTGACAGTGGACCTCTTGACGATATCCTTGGATGCAGACTTGGTAGGTCCGAACAGATATGTCTTTGCAGTAAATCTTAAAGTGTAATATAAGACTCTTCTAGTGGTAAAGTCTCCCTCATAATCATCTTGCATTGTGACACTTTCTAGCACAATGGGAACATCTCTTTTCTCCTTGATTTGATCAACCAATTCAATAGAAAGATTATATGCTGGTTGAAAATATGGCAAAATTTGCTCTACAATTTGAAGTGCATCATCATTTAATTTAGTATAGATGCTTAACTCAAATGCCATGTTGTAGGGAACTGGCATGTATGATTTGCGTGTCTCAGTTCCATCATCTTTGTCTTTTGCGATAAATGTCTGAGT